TGTTACTGAAGGTATTCTTTCTTCAGAACAATGGAGAGCAGACTATTACCCAAGTTCATTACGTGGATTTCTCTGGGAGGGGCGTTATGTAGGACTCTATACAAGTGGGTCAAACTATGGGGGATTTATATTTGACCCTAGAGGAGAGCAACAAAACACCCTTACTACTTTGACTCAAACAGGTACGACAGATGCTACTGGTGGTTTTACTAACCCAGTAGATAACGAGCTTTACTTAATAGTAGAAACTGGTTCGGGTCCAAGAATACAAAAATTCCAAGGCGCTACTACTAATAAGACGTTTACTTGGAAAACAAAAGAGTTTGTTACACCTAAACCTACAAGTATGGGTTTTGTTAAAGTGCAAGCGGAAGAATATCCAGTTACAGTTAAAGTGTACGGAGATGGAACTTTGTATTACCACGCTACTATAAGTACTTCGGGGAGTGCTTTTTCTGTAGCAGGTAGCTCTCCTACTTCTTTTAGTGCAACAAGCATCACTGAACCCATACTAAGACTTCCTAGTAAACTACATAACACTTATGAAATAGAAGTTGAGTCAGCTAAAGTTGTTAACGAGATTTGTATTGGTGAGTCTATAGATGAACTTAGGGAGATCTAAATGGCCACTAAAGGTACTAAAGTCCCTTCGGTTTACAAGGTCCCTACTAAAGCCGATCCTGAACTAAAACTATTTGCCGAGTCTATAAAAGAAGCAGTTGAAGTGCGTCTTGGTCGTAGAGGCGACCCTAGAGATAGGGCTATTACTCTTAGAGAATTGATTGATAGTGGTATGGCTCAAGAACTACTAGACAATCCTTTTGATCCTAATGCTGGTATTGGTGGTATAGATTTTAGGGGCACTCAGGGCTATACAGATTTTACAATCCCTCCTACACCTACAGGCTTTAGTGTAACTGCTTCGTACACTTCTTTTATATTAGCTTGGGATAACCCCCAAATGACTAATTTTGGTAATACAGAAGTATGGAGAAGCACTACTAGCTCTATTGGAGATGCTATAAAAGTAGATACTACTTCGGCTTTTGTTTGGTCAGAAGAAGTAGGCTACGCTAAAACATATTATTATTGGGTGCGTCATGTAAGTAATTCAGAAGTTTTTGGGGCTTACAGTTCTTCTGGTAACGGCACTACGTCTATTGATATAGCTGCGGTTATGTCTAATCTTACGCAAACATTAGCTGATTTACCTGGGTACAGTACTTTAACAAGTTTAATTAGTAGCTCTACTGGTACTGCGGCTACGGTCATTAAGTCTGCTTCTGCGCCTACACAACGTGCTAGTGGGGACGCATTGACCACGAACGATATTTGGTATGACACGGACGACGGTCAAGTATACACACGTAACGCAGCTAATAATGCTTGGGTTGCAGCTCGAGATGCTACGTTAGTTAATATTGTAGGTAGTACATCTTACACAGGTTCAAGTCTTACGGCTGCTTTAGCTTCAGCACAAAGTGATGTAGTTACTTTAACGAGTGCTAACTCGTCACGTGTCAGTGAAATTACCAACTTAACTGCTACTGTAGACACTAAAGCAAAAACTTTTGTTCAAACTAGTGCACCTACTGCTACAGCTGTTGGCGATATTTGGATTGATTCAGATGACAACAATAAAATGTATCGTGCTAGTGCGGTGGGTTCTAGTAATTGGGTAGCAGTCAGGGACACAGCCAATGATAATTACCCTAGGGTTTTTACACAAGCAAGTGCTCCTACTGCTGTTAATACCGGAGACTTATGGTTTGATAGCGACGATGACAATAAACAATATAGGTGGAATGGGTCTAGCTGGGTAGAAGTAAGAGACATAACTACTCAAGCAGCTGTTGCTACTGAAGCTACCGCTAGAGCAACTGCTGATACTGCTAACGCAACTTTAATTACTAACTTAACTTCTACTGTAGATACTAAAACTCAAACTTTTGTACAAAACAGCGCTCCTACTGCTATAGCTGTAGGCGATTTGTGGATAGATGCTAATGATAACAATAAACTGTATAGAGCTAGTGCTGTCGGTGCTAGTAACTGGGTGGCAGTTAGAGATACTTTAAACGACAATTACCCCAGGGTGTTTAGTCAAAACTCAGAGCCTACTGCTGTAAACACAGGTGATCTTTGGTTTGATACAAACGACAGTAATAAACAATACAGATGGGACGGATCTAACTGGGTAGCCGTAAGAGATGTAATTAGCCAAGCTGCTATAACTTCTGAAGCAAGCACCCGAGCTACGAATGATGCAGCAAATGCTACAGCGATAACTACGTTAGAAACATCTACTAATAATGCTTTAACTGGTAAAGCTTCTACTGCTTCAGTAACAGCAGTACAAAATGCAGTAACAAACGGAACAAGTTCACAAGCTGGTTATGGTGTAGCGGTTAATGCCAACGGCGCAGTAGCTGGTATGTACTTGATGGCGGATTCTAGTAATAACCTGTCTAATAATACTTCTACATCAAACATAATATTTGAAGCAAGTCAGGTAACGATACGTAACCCAAACGCTGGTGGATCTGACATAGTTCCGTTTACTGTGCTTACAAGTACAGATGCAGCTGGTAACCCGGCGGGCGTGTACATTGACCAAGCATTTATAAAAGCAGCTTCTATTACTTCAGCACAGATTGGATCTCTTAGTGCAAATCTTGTAAACGCAGTAGCAATAAACGCAGGTTCAATTAGTACGGGTACATTAAATGCCGCCCGTGTTGCTACTAATAGTTTAGATATTGCAGGTAAATCTATTGTGGATTCTATTGGTAGAATTGACGGAATCGCAGGGCAGTCAGGTAGTGTTAGTAATGTAACAGAGTTAAATAGAGGGTCTTTTGCTCAAAAACCTTTTCATATTTGTACAATAGCTTCTACAGCAGGAAATCCTGATCATGTTCTAAATGAAGTGTTAAGTAGTCCTTTATTTACGCATCAATTTACTACTTTTAATTATTCAGGTAATAGAAAGTTTATTATTCAGGCTGGCGTAGATTATGAAGGGACTATAAGTAGTAGTTCAGAGTCTCTTTTTGTTATGTCTATGAGACAGACTTCTAATACGAGTGCTTACACAAGTACTACGGCGGGTGATTACTTAGCTTCAGAACGCTTTAGTGGCAGTAGCAGTTTTGCTATTGGCATTAAAAATTTAAATGCTCAAGTTTCTTTACCAGGAAACACAACTTTTACTATTTGGTGTTTTGGCAAAACAGATGATGTTAGTGGTAGTAGTGCTGGAAATTTTGAGGGTGGGTATATTCAAGTTTTTGGTTTAAATAAATAATATGGCAGATTATAGAAAAGTTTGGGACGCAGTAGTAGAAAAAAGGAATCTTAAATTAGAAGCTTCTGATTGGACTCAAATGGCAGACAGTCCGCTTACAGATTCTAAAAAAGCTGAATGGGCTACATACAGACAGACCTTACGAAATATACCTAATACTTTACGTAGTCATTCTAACTATGTAGATGATACGAACAGCCACCCTGATGATGGTTCAATTGTAGCTTGGACATGGCCAACAAAACCTTCTTAATTAATATGGTAGAATAAAAATATGAAACGACCAGGAATGAAACTAAAAAAGAAAGGCGTGTCTAAAAGACAACAGCGTTCTATTGACAAACTTCCCCAGGACAGACGTGCATTTGTAAAACGTCGTATGCTTATGGGCGACAACCTTAGGCAAGCCAAGAAACGTGCTAAGCCTATAAACGCCTAAGACAATGGAAGAAGCTATCAAGCTCATTAATGAAGTGGGCTTTCCAATAGCAGCGGCCGGAGGCTTAGGGTGGTTTATTTACAAGTTAGTAATAAAAATTGTAGATGGTATGGAAGCAAAACTAGACGTTGTAGATGATAAAGTAGCTGAACAAATAGAACAGATGGAACAGCGTCTTGGCACAAAACTTGACTCACAGCACGGTATACTTGTAGCATTGATAGACAGAGTGCGTAGTCTTGATAATGAAATCATACGTCAAGACACCATGATTAAAACAATTTTAGGAGTACCTAACTTAATAGATACAGACAAAATAGCAAAAGCAGATAGAGATGACCAAAGAAAAGATTAAAAAGAAACGCGGAAGACCTAGTAACGCTGAGTTAAAGCGTAGAAAGGATGAAGCTGAAAAGATTTTAATTACCCGTATTGTAGCGGCTATTGGTATTATTTTAATTCTTGGTATTTTTGTTCAAAGTGTTACTGCTGATGAGATGGTGCACAAGTTTAAGAACCCTTCTTTTAATGGCGTAGGTACTTCTAGTCATTACCTTACAATAGAAAATCAAGAATTTAATCGTAAGAAAGCGATTAAAGAAGAGATTAAAGCTTATAGAGAAGAGTTAGAACGAGAAAAAGAAAACACTACTCTCGCAAGATTTATTAGGAATTTAGAGTCTAGAATCTACGCTCAGTTATCCAGGCAGTTAGTAGAACAACTGTTTGGTGAAACCCCCAGCACAAGTGGTGTGTTAGAATTAATGGGTAACACAATTGAGTATTCGGTGGATGGAGACTATATTACACTTAAAATTACAGATGCTGATGGGAATACTACAGAAATTACCCTTCCTATTGGTTCCTTTACTTTCTAGCTGTGCGCTAATTCTTGACCCTATTGAAAATAATCTAGGGCCAATTGAACGCATTGAAGAAGCTCAAGTTGAACAAATTGTCCTTACCGAACTAGCTCACGTAAAACGTAATACAGACACATCAAAACCTGTAGTTGCTGTGTACGCCGACGCTTTTAAAGATGATACAGGACAGCGTAGAAGTAATAGTTCGTTTGCTACATTCTCTACTGCAGTTACTCAAGCCCCGTATGTATACCTTATTCGTGCATTAAAACATGCAGGAACTAATGCTGATGGTTTTTTTGATGTAGTAGAACGAGTTGGTTTAGATCATGTAACTAAAGAACGTCAACTCATTCGTAGTACCCGCCAAGACTTTGAAGAAAAGCAAAAATTACCGGCCCTTTTGTTCGCAGGTTTAATAATAGAGGGGGGTGTGGTAGGATATGAAAGTAATATTGAGTCTGGAGGCGCGGGAGCACGTCATTTAGGGATTGGCGGCTCAAAAGAATTTCGACGTGACACTGTGTCCGTTTCCCTTCGTGTAGTTTCAGTAGCCACAGGTAAAGTATTAATTGACGTCTTAGTTACTAAGACTATTTTAAGTGCTTCTGTAAGTCAAGACGTCTTTAGGTTCATATCAACAGGAACTGAGTTGGTTGAGATTGAGAGCGGTAGAGTACGTAACGAATCTATTAATTTAGCATTACGTGCAGCTATTGAAACAGCGGTATTAGAAGTAATCAAGGAGGGTGAAAACGCTGGTTTTTGGAGATTAGAAAATGAAAACGAGCAAGAGAAGAAGCCTTCTACTTAGCATTTTTCTACTATTTCCTTTGGTTACGTTTGCAGCGGATAACGAGATTTATATAGATCAGTCAGGAGCGACAGCTAATATAGACTTAGAGCAATTAGGATCAGGGAATATAATAGGAGGACTGAACTCGGTTGCAGGCACACTTACACCTCTAGATTTAGATGGTACTAGCTTAACGCTAGACATTAATCAAATTGGAGACAGTAATAAATTCTTAGGTGACATCTGGGGAGATTCACTAACAGGGTTTTTTGAATTTGACGGCGATAGCAACACCTTTACTTTTCAAGGTGATCCTACAAATACCTACGGTATTGACAGCTCTAACTGGAATGTTGATGTAACAGGGTCAAGTAACACGTTTACTTTTGACCAGGGCACTAATGCGTTAGCTAGCGGTTTGGATTTAGATTGGATTATACAAGGGGATAGCAACACTTTTACTATAGATATTGATTATGATGGAGCAACAAATTATGTTGATGTTGATGGTGACAGCAACACTCTTACTTTTGATGCAGATGGTTATGCGGGTGGTTATTTTTACCTAGACCAAACAGGTAATAGTAGAACGTTTAACATTGAGCAACAAAGTACATTAGATAATGACTGGCTTAAAATTATTTCTTCTGGCAACAACGGTACTGTTTGCGTCATTCAAAACGACGGCGGAACAAGTACAGGTTGTTAATATAGGGAA